CAGGGCGCTCACCGCTTTACCTTTTTCTTGGTTATAAAGACATGACTGAATTGGATAGAAAGCTTGGCATGGTAACATTTCGGTACAAGGATATGGATGTTGTCGGTGTTGAGCGAGAGCGTCATGTATCTTGCGGGAATAAATATCGGGAGGATGTATGAACAAGTATAAGATTCATATTGAAGATGGTGTCATTATCGTTTGCCTGATCGGGGAAAAAGCTGACCGAGCATTCTATTTTGATGCTGGAGCTGATGACATTCGCACTGCGGAGGAACTGTACGATTTGCTTTTGAGCACGGGTGCAGATGTGGATGAGTGGGAGGGTTGATGAATCTGATTGACATGTATGTTGTAGAAGTCCTTGGCGAGCCTTACGAGGCTTATGGCTGTTGGTGGGTAAAAGTAAAGGCTGACGGATATGGGCGTGTGTCAGAGGGCACCGTAATGTGCGAAACATTGGAAGAGGCTGAGAGTATTAAGCCTGGGTTTGTTTATCAGGCATAGGAGGGTTGATGTTATCTGATAAATTTGAAATTGAAGTCCATGAAGAAGGCGTACACGTGTGGGCAACTAATTGGAAGGGCGGGCATGGATTAGCTGGGGACATTATGACTGTTATGACACCTCAAGAGATTGCACAAGAAATTTACGACTTGTTGGCGATGAGCGGGCATGAGGTTAAGTTTAAGGAGGGTTGATGATTTCTAATGAGCCATGCCCACAATGTCGTAAAGCTGGACATGACACAACAGGGGATAACCTTGTCAATTACGGAGAAGGTATGGGGAAGCATTGCTTTGCCTGTGGCTTTTCCATTTTGAGCGATGCCGAGCGTAAGGCTCGTGGCGTTGATAACTACGAATATGACGATGAAGAGGTTATGACTAAAGAACTTATTACTCAAGAAGAAGTTGAGAAAATCAAGAGCTACACTGGTACGAGTGGGCAAGGTTGCCGAGGCATTACGGATGAAGTGTATAAAGCATACGCATGCCGGTTCAAATGTGATGAAGAGACAGGTGCTGTCACCGAAGTATTCTACCCTTACACTGAGGGATATAAGCCAGCAGGTTTCAAAGTGAGGCGTCTGCCAAAGGAGTTCTATAGCGTTGGTAAGATTGGCAAGGATTCTGAGTTGTTTGGACAGTGGAAGTGGAAGAACAGTGTTGGTCGATACTTGTTGATCTGCGCCGGGGAAGTTGATGCCTTGTCGGCTTACCAGATGCTTGAAAACTATCGCAAAGGTAAGGGGAGTGATTTCGATCCAATCCCCGTGGTGTCCAGTGGAATTGGCGAGGCAGGTAGTTACAAGCAAATCCAAAAGCATTATGATTGGGTCAACAACTTCGATAAGATTGTTGTATGTTATGACAACGATGATGCCGGTAAGGACGCTGTTAAGAAGCTTGTTGATGTTCTGCCAAAGGGTAAGATGTTCGTGATGAAGTTGTCGCTCAAGGATGCCAACGAGTATCTTGAGAAGGGTAAAGAGAAGCAGTTTGTTAGCTTGTTCTACTCTGCCCCAGCGTATAGCCCTGACGGCATCATTGGCAGTGACAGCCTCATGGATAAGATTATTGAGCAGGCACGTACACCAAAGATTCCTCTGCCGCCGTTCATGCATAAAGTCCAGAAGGAGATGGCTGGAGGCATTCCTCTTGGGGTGATTGTCAATCTTGCATCAGCTTCTGGAACTGGCAAATCGACTATCGTTGATGAGTGCACATACTTTTGGGTGTTTAACAGTCCTCACCGTATCGGTGTTGTGACTCTTGAGAGTGATAGCGGGCAGTATGGCACTAAGATTCTTAGCCGTCATATTGGGCGCAAGATCGATCTTATCGAGGATGTAGATGAGAAGATTGAGTTTATCCAAAGTGAAGAAGTGCAAGCTAAGGCCAAGGAACTGTGGTACAATGATGACGGCACACCTCGCTGGCATCTTGTAGAGGAGCGTGACGGGGGCATTGAGAGTCTTAAAGACCTTATCATGAACCTTATCATTGCGTGTGGTTGCAAGGTGATTATCCTAGACCCGTTGCAGGATATTCTGGATGGACTTAGCAATGAAGAGCAAGCTGTGTTCATGCGGTGGATGAAGGGAATGGTCAAAAGCCACCAGTGCACATTCATTAACGTCAACCATGTGCGTAAGAGTGGCAGCGGTCAGAAGGCCAACTCTACGGGCGCTAACATGCACGAAGAGGACATTCACGGCTCGTCTGCAATTCTTAAATCTGGTGCTTGCAATCTTATCTTCACTCGTAACAAAGAGGCAGAGGATGAGACTGAGAAGAACACTACACATATGAAGATGAGCAAGTGCCGCTGGACTGGACGGACTGGTATGGCTGGCAAGTATTACTATGACAATGTTACTCACACCATGCACGACATGGACGATTGGCTGCAACAGAATCCTCAACAATTTTAAGGGATATAAATGGAAGATGCAGTAAAACTTATCCTCGCGCAGATCGGAGAGGACGTTGCTCGGCAAGGCTTGCTTGAAACCCCTGCTCGTGTAGCAAAAGCATGGGAGGAGTGGGCGAGCGGATATAACAAAGACCCTGCGGATATTTTGAAAACATTTGAGGACGGAGCGGAAGGTGTAGGCGAGATGGTGATTGTTAAGAACATACCATTCTACAGCCATTGTGAGCATCATATGGCTCCATTCTTTGGTGTCGCCACCGTTGCATACATCCCCGACGGTAAAATTGTTGGCCTTTCTAAGCTGCCTAGGCTTGTAGATATGTTTGCTCGGCGCCTTCAAGTTCAGGAGCGTATGACTAACCAGATTGCCGATGCATTGCAAGAGCATTTAAAACCTGTCGGGGTTGGTGTCGCTGTACAAGCTAGGCACATGTGTATGGAATCAAGAGGAGTTTGCCAGCAAGGGTCGTCTACAAAAACTTTTGCATTGCGCGGGGATATCAAGAACGACTCTCAAAAACGCAAGGAATTTATGGAGGAATCAAAGTTTGATTAAGTATCATGGAACGCCAATCGGCGGTACTAAGTATGACGCGCTTAAGTTTCTTAACGGGCGTAACGCTCTTATCTCTTTCGCGCATCCGGGGCAAGCAGCGGAAGTTCTTGAGTGTTGCGACAGCTTCTGTCTCGACAACGGTGCCTTCACTATCTGGAAAACCACTGGTGGGCAGATCGACGTTGTTAAGTACCAAGCGTGGGTGAAATCTCTCGCAACTCACCCGGCGTTTGATTTTGCACTCATTCCTGACGTAATCATGGGTACAGTAGAGCAAAATGATGAACTTGTTGACTCTTGGGAAAGTGATTTTGTGAGTGTCCCAGTGTTCCACTTGGGGGAGCCTGTAGAACGATTCTTTAATCTGGCTAAGAAGTTTAAGAAAGTAGCGTTTGGCTCAACAGACTTGTGGCCGAGGAATGGCAGCAAAGAGTGGTGGAGCTACATGTCTGACTTCATGGACACTATTACAGACAGTAGAGGTGTTATGCCGGTTAAAGTTCACGGGCTGCGCATGCTTGATCCGAAACTTTTTCAGTACCTGCCACTGCACAGCGGAGATAGTACAAATGCTGCTGTGAATGCACATCTGTGCATGAAGAAGGGTATTTATCCTTGTGTCGAGCGTTGGCAGGGCAGCGAGAGGATTGCAGCAAGGGTAGAGGCTTTTCAGGCGGCTGCGGTTTGGGATCGGCAAGCTCTAGTGAATGACGGAGTGATCGAACGATGAATACGCAACCAATAGAAAAATTGGTCAAGTCTGATGGAGGTACACTTGTCGTACACTCAATCTTTCACACTATTCAGGGTGAAGGGCCGTTCAGTGGACATAGGGCAGTATTTGTACGATTGGCAGGGTGCAATCTGCAATGCAGTGGTTGCGATACAACCTACACGGGGAGTAGTGTGCTTGAAGAAGATGTGTCGGAAGTAGTGCGCAAGGTAAGGGCATCAGGTAGCGCAGAACTTGTTGTGATTACTGGTGGAGAGCCTTTCCGCCAGAACATCTCAGTGTTGTGTAACACTCTCGTTGCACTTGGATACACCGTACAAGTGGAAACTAACGGCACACTGCCCCCTTCCGACATGTTGCACGACTCTGTAGTAATTGTATGCAGCCCTAAGACAAGCAAAGTAAACAACGATCTTGCTAAGCGTGCAAACTATTTCAAGTACGTACTGTCGCACAAGTTTGTTGACGCTGACGGGCTTCCGAAGTATGTTTTAGGCAATCTTAGCAAGGTGTACAAGCCATTGCGTGACGAACGTAAGATTTATATTCAGCCGGAAGATTCTTACGATGCTGAAGAAAACAACAAAAATGTTGCAGCGTGCATCAGGTCTTGCATGGAACACGGATATACTCTACAATTACAGCTTCACAAACTTATAGGGGTTGAGTGATGTACCAGTCTACAAAGACATACGGGCACGAAGTGGGGCTAAGTTGTGCGTTCAGGCAGTGGAAGGCAGACAGTCATTGTCATTTCTTGCATGGATACGCAATTGCCGTCAAGCTTGTGTTTGAAGCAGAGGATTTAGACAGTCGAAACTGGGTTGTAGACTTTGGTGGCCTAAAAGAAGTGAAGAAGTGGCTACAAGAGAAGTTCGACCATAAACTCCTTGTTGCTGAAGACGACCCGCTAATCAGTTATTTCCTCGGACTGCACAAGGTAGGTGGAGCAGACGTAGTAGTGGTTGAGCGGGTTGGTTGTGAGGCTTTCGCTGAGATGGTATTTGTCTATATAGATCAATGGTTGAACGTCCAGAACTATACTCCGCGTGTACGGCTGGCTTCCGTTGAAGTGGCAGAGCACGGCGCGAATAGTGCCGTTTATTTTTAATAAGGGGCGGTTATGGCGTTGGTAATTGCTGTTGCGTTTTGGGCCTTTGTCGTATATATGCTGGAGTGTAGCTGCACGTTCGGCAATCACGACTATGAGGTTGTTGAACGAGAAGACGACTATGGATTTCACACGTTGAAATGCAATAAATGTGGGTATATGCGGACGGCTGACCCAATTGCCTACATCTGCGGCTAAGGAGAATTATGAAAATTGTATGCACATTTTCGGGTGGTTTGGATAGCACTGTACTCCTGCGCCACCTGCAAACTCTGGGACACGATGTTGTTGCAGTGTCTTTTGACTACGATCAGAGGCACAAGATTGAACTAGAGTATGCCAAACGAGCGACAGAAAAACTTGGCATCGAGCATAAGATTCTTCCTCTGAGTTTACTGAACGTATTGAATAGCAGTTCCGCACTGTTAGGTGGCACTGGGAGTCCAATCGTCCCATGTCGCAACACACTAATGATTACCAGTGCTTGGGCACTAGCTGAGACAATCGGTGCAGAAGGTGTTGCGATAGGTGCCCATGCGGGCGACGCAGCGGATTTTCCAGATTGCCGAGCCGTGTTTCTTAATACTCTTGAGGCCGCTCTGCGCCTAGGTTCTAGTAAGAACATCCATCTTTGGAGGCCATTCATTCATATGAGCAAATCGGACATCGCTAAACTTGGGATGTCGCTTGGTGTGAATTTTGATGAAACTTATACGTGTTACAAAGGTGGCGCAGTCGCTTGCGGAGAATGCTCAAGCTGTGTAGGCAGGATACGTGCCATTGAGCAAGCACAACAATTCTAATTGACACCAGCGTAGCAATCCTCTACAATTCCTACGCTCTAACATTTTAAGGAGGGAAGATGACAGAACTTAAAGATATGAAGATTCGCATCGAGTCACCAACACATTGTCAGTACATCCAAGATGCGTTGTTTGCAGCAGGCTATGGGTGGGGTACTCGGGTTTGTAGCGCGTAAGATTGTTGACAAAATTTTTGGAGGTGAAGAATGAAAGCAGCATTGTTGCAACGACAACTGAAAATCAATGAGGACGTTCTGACAGGACTTCACGATGAGTACAAGAACCTTCGTGCGGTTCGTAAGATGTATAACGAACGTGCAGATGAGTGCTTTAAGCAAATGCTGATTGCAGACGATCAACTTGATTTTGATGCATCTCATCAGCACAACACTGAAGGTGAAGCTCATAGAGAACAAGCAACAATCTTCACACCCTACATTCGCAAGTTCAAGAAGAAAATTGCTGCTGTAGAGGAGATTCAACGAGCGCTCAAGGATGAATTGAAGGATCAACAGTCGCTGGAAGCATGGATTGTTGAGGACGATGCATTCTGGCTTCAGCAGGCTTATGTTGCACAACAAGAGGGCTATGCTGTTACGTATAGCTTTGACGAGGCTGCTAAGCTGTTTGGTGGGGAAGAATAATGGCAAGCGTACAAGTGACGGCTTGGGATGTTGCTCAGGCGATTGGCCTACGTTACATGGGTTGTGAACATGATGGTGATTACCAATACACGTATGAGTTTGACTTCAACGGCAAGAAAATTCTTGTCAAGGAAGATTATTACAACGTGAGTGATCGTGACACAGCTAATGAGTATGCAGCGGAGAAGTTGTTTGAAGCGTTAGCTAAGTTGATTGTTATTGATTGAGGAGGTTGTGTGGGAACAGAGGTTGTAGGTTGGTATGGTGACGTAGAAACGGACGATCTTTATTTGCAGTGCACGAAGACTTGGTACGTGCGTCTTACCAGTCTTGACGGTTCTCGCACGACGAAGTTATACCCGTTTCGTATGTCAAAAGACGAAGTTAAGGGGGAGTTGGAAGCTTGGGTTGACAGTTTCCCTGACGGCTCTCTTGTGGTTTTTCACAATGGCTTGGGCTTCGACTTTTGGACATGGTGGAAGCTGTATGGTGTGAAGCCGCGAGTAGGAAAGAACGGGAAGGATTGGCTTGGTAGTAAGCATGTACAGTTTGTGGATACGTACATATTATCCATGTACCTCTCGCCCGACTCCCCGCAACACTCTCTTGAGTATCTTGCCACGGGCAGTGAAGATGAGAAGATGGATTTCCGTCAGAAGCTTATCGAAGCTGGAGCACTTGATAAGAACGCCCCAAAAGGTGCGGAATTTAAACAGTGGCATCCTCTGATGGAAGAGTACTGCGACGATGACGTTAAGGCACTGGCGGGGGTGTTCAAGCGACTGTGGGCCAAGGCAATCGAGATGTATGGCAAGGATAATTGGATTCATCCAAGCTTTCGGCAGATGCAGAAGGATTACTGGTTGTATTCGGCGCAGGCTTACACAGGCGTGAAGTTTTCGATTCCAAAAGCTGAAGCGCTCGTGAAGCACATCGAAGAAAAGATGGCAGAGATTAAGGCAGTTGTGGACCCGGAACTTCCGCCGCGACCACTGAAGACCGCTGAGAAAGCATTTTATAAGATGCCTAGTAAGCCATATTCCAAATCGGGCGATAGGTCTGCTGCACTGACTAAGTGGTTGGAGAAACACAATGCAACTCTTGATGACGACGGTTTTGTGCATGCTTACGGTCTGAAGCAGAAGCTAGTCGCTAACGATGTTCTTGACGTTAAACTTCCAATGGAGATTGAAGACAACGCTGAGCTGAAGCAGTACTTCATCGACGCAGGCTGGGTCGCGCACGATGACTTCTGGAATTTCAAACGTGGACCTGATGGTAAGCCTGAGCGAGATGAACGTGGTAAGGTAATTAAAACCACACCTAAGATTCAGAATGCGGGGCAAATTTGCCCTAATCTGCTAAAGTTGGATGGTGAGATTCCAAGTAAGGTTGTTAAGTTTCTTTCGTATCGTAACCGTCTTGGGATTGTTAAAGGTTGGCTGGATAACTGGAGATTGAAGTTTGATGGGCGACTGAGTGCTGAAATCAGCGGGTATGCCCCTACGAGCCGTGTTCGCCATCGTACCGTGTGTAACGTGCCGAAGGCAGACCCAAAGGTTTTGCTCGGTAATGAGATGCGAGACTTGTTTGAAGTAGACAAAGGGTACTGGTACTGTGGTACAGACGCCGCCGCTCTTGAAAACCGGGTCTTAGCGGGCCGAACAGCTAAGTATGATGAAGGGCGTTTTGCTAAGATGCAGTTGGAAGGTGATCCGCACAGTTTTAACGCATTTGCTTTCTACCCGCATCTTCACAAACAGTTTGATATTAACAACCCTGAGAACAAGGAAATTACCGAATTCAAACCGTGGCGTAATAAAGCGAAGACAGGGGCTTACCTTCTCGCGTTTGGTGGTGGTGCAGCGAAACTGGCGTCTAGTCTTGGTCTGAGCAAGAAGGAAGGTGAAGTATCATACGACAACTACTGGAAGATGAATGAGGGTCTTGGCAAGTTGAAAGAGGCTGCTGAGAAGTACTTCACCACTACGGGTAAAAACAAGTATCTTCCGGCCGTAGATGGGCGTTTGGTCACTGTGCGCGGTAAGAATGTTTTGTTAAGCTGTATCGGTCAAGGCGGCGGCGCGATTGCCATGTCGTACGCAGCATGCTTTATGGATGCGTGGCTAGGTGAGTTACACTTGGACGAGTTAGGGAGACCATACTATTTCTACAAAGATAAAATTGTTAAGCGAGTTTCGATGGTGCACGACGAGTACTCTTGGCAGGTAGAGGACGGTGTACAAGACGAAATTGTAGAAATGAGCGTCAAAGCCATTGTTAAGGCTGGTGAGCACCTTAAGATGGACATCCCGCTCGCAGGTGAGGGCAAGAAGTCATTCGAAGGGTCTTGGCTGCACGTCCACTAACGGGTGGGAACCATTTCTTGACATTTTTAAACTCAGATGCTACTATAAGAGTTTTGTGGAGAAAGTATGAGTGATCTGAACTGGAAAGAAGTGGTGTATTATGACCCAACAAGCCCGAGTTGTCTTCGATGGGCTTGTAACATTCCTTATAAGGGGACATTCGGTACAAAAGTTAGCTATAAGCGAGTTATAGGGGACGTAGCCGGGACATACGCAAAGAGGGACAACAGGTACAAGATTAAATTCAAGCAAAAAGCTTACATGGCTCACAGGGTAGTTTACGAGTTGTTCTTTGGTCCGATACCTGATGGTTTGGTAATCGATCATATCGACGGTGATGCTTCAAATAACGTGATTACTAATCTACGTGCTGTTAGCCACACCACGAATTGTAGAAACACTAAAAAACCTAAAAGTAACAAGACAGGTGTACAAGGTGTGGCATTGTCGCTAATACTTGATAAGTATGGAAAAGAGCACAGGTACTACAATGCTATGCACACTCGTAATGGTAAGTTGAAGAACAAGTATTTTTCGATTAACAAACTAGGGGAACAAGAGGCTTTTCGCCTAGCATGCGAGTATCGTGCTAAAATGATCGAAGAACTTAACCGGCAAGGGGCCGGGTACACTGAACGCCACGGAACTTAACAAGGACAACACAGCAATGCGCAGTAAAAATGGTAGCAGATTCTACTACGAGGGCCGTGCAGCGTACGCCCTCGGCATCACGAACAACCCGCACACTAATGGAGATTGCGACAGTGCAGGAGACGACTGGCAGGATGGCTTCGACGACGCAGAGCAAGAAGCCCTCGACTACGAATACGTCACGAACGCACGAAGCAAAAATGTACAATGGTCGTACGAGTGAGCGTGATCTTGCTTGGAATGGAACTGATTGGCAGTTTGTACCTTACAAATATTTTACGGAGGAATGATGATTACATTTGAAACACAAGCAGATTTTGAAGCAGCCGTCCTACAAGTCGTTATTGACAAGCTTGACATCAAAGTGTTTGCACGAGGTTATCCGTTCATGACGGGTGTGGAAGTGGCTCTCGCGAATGTAGCTGATGTTTACGGCGGTGTGCTGATTAGTGGTTCTGACGCTGTGGCATAGGAGTAGTTATGAAAGTAAAAGAGATGATTGAGCATTTGAAAAAGTTCGA